GACGGCACAACAATGTCGTCCCCGTACACGCTGACGTCCTGCTTGTTAGAGCAGCACGAGACAGCAAGAGCCCAGAAAATAAGGGTCTCTAAAGGAAATGTAAACCCGTTTCCCATTGCGGAAAACTTCTCTTGTCGAACGATGGAGCCGTTTGGCAACTCGATTCTGCAGGACCGTCCTCTCGCGAGGATATGGGCCCAGTCAAGAGGGAGAAGCTCGTACACGATCTCACGAGAGACCGTATCCGAAGCGCTACTAAGGTCCAGGGTTGCTAAAGCCCCGGTTAAGGACCCGCGGAGAGCCAGGTTTTGATTCCTGGTCTGATCCCGGATGTCCACACCAAACGCGGCCAGACGTTTCGCCATCTCGACGCCGTAACCAAGCTGATACATCAAATTCAGCAAAGGTTCGACACCAATTAAGCGGTATGTCAGAGCGTTTTTGAAGACGAAGCACAAGAACGTGTCAACTAGCTGCACGTCCACGCGGTCCCACTCATCACCATCTTCGTCAACCCATGACAGGCTGGCGTTTTCAGACGACAAATGGGGCAACTCCCTTAACAAGGCCGGAATCACCGGCAGGAGCTCTTCACTACACGAGATGCCCTCCGCGCACTTTGCGCGGATTGATGCATCGACTTTCTTAGTCAGTCGAGTTGCACCAGGACCGAACCGCAAGGTCAGCAGATCGAGTGACGGGACGTCACCGAGTACTTGGCGGATTTTCTGCCGCGCGGCGTCGAACACCGCGTCAACACGCGCCGGGAACCCGAGGGTCCCAGCACGACGCTGTTCCAATCGATCGTTTGTTTCCTTGCAAAGCCGTTCGGCCTCGAGGAACTTACGCATACCAACCTCCTCGCGATCGACGCCGATATTCAGGCGACGCAGCTTGGAAAAGAAGGCGACGGCTTGGCGAGCATGCTTCACAGCGTGCGGAGTAAGGCCATCTAACTCGTAATCAACCTCGAATTCGCAGAGGTCCTTAAAGCGAGACTTGTGAATCAGATCTTTCAACCTGTCCGCATAAGGTCCCGCCTCTTGGGCATGCGAATACGCCAG